GCCTCGGGCGGGAGCCACGCGACGGGGCCATTGAGGACCAAGGCAAAATCCTCCATGCTCTCCGCGTCGCCGGGCTGGAGAAGGATCGCCATGCTGTGAGCGGTGCTGTCGAGGCCAGCGCACCGGAGGCGGTTGCTCGCCTGCGCTGCGGGGTAGGCCCGCCAGAGGTCGCCGCGAACGCTATGGAACTTCCCGTTCCGGCCCACCCGGCTCGTGAAGATCGTGAACGCCTGCTTGCTGCTGGCATAGCGGCTCTGGCGCTGGAAAAAGAAATCCTCCCCGTGCCCGTCCTCGGCAAACAGGTAGTGCGAGTAGGTGCCATCGAACTCCTTCACGAGCGCGTGGACGGCGTCCACTTGCTGCGCGGTCGAGTAGGCGACGCCGATGTCATTATTGGCCAACTCATTCTGGAGCTCGTTCCAGTAGCGGCCCCAATTCCGCGCCTTCTGGGTGGAGTGCGTGGTGGCATAGACCAGCGCCTTCCGGCTCTCGTAGATGTTCCAGCCAATCTTTGACGCCACCGCCTCGTCGGCGATGTATTTGTAGAACTGGTCCACGTTGATCTTGTCGCGAACGAAGAAAATATCCACGGCTTCCTCGCTGGCGCGGGTCTGCCGGGGGAGGAGAAACTCGTCGAGCCCGGCGGACTTGTATTTCCAAGTCTCCTCGTCGGGATAGAACGCGGCGCTGACGCCGTGCTGGGCCATCTCGTTGATGATGATGTCGAAGTTCGGGTAGAAGTCGTCCCAGTCGTTGCGCAGGAGCTGCGTGAACTCCTCGGCGATGATCTCGGCCTTCTCCGCGTATTCGCTCCCGGCGCTGTCGTCCACGGTCGCCGGAAAGAAGAACCGGGCGATGTTCGGGACCGAGTCAATGAGGTCGGTGTAGGTGGCGTTGCGCTCGTCGAGGAGGCCGGAGAGATCGTGGAAGTTCAGGTTGAATCGGCCATCCTGCTCGATGCTCGCGTCGCTGTAGGGCGGCGCTCCATCGGCGGCGTCGCGAACCAGCGCACGGTTGTAGGCGCTGATCTCGTCTTCCTTGAGCGCCCGCGTGTAGATCGAGTGCAGGCTCTTGAAATCTTTGACCCGGACTTTTGGCGGCTTGCCGTCCTCGGGGAAGGGATTCAGGAGAGCCCCGGATGTTCCGGTGGGGAGGTTCGCGTTGCCCGGGGGGCGCTTCATAACGGCTTGTTTGCGGGAGCTCATAGTTTTTCCTCCACGAGTTTTGCGAGCGAGCTGTCCTTGCATCCGTGCAAGACAACTGCTCTGGGTGAGACGGGGTTGGCGTAGTCGGCGGAGCCATTCGATCCTGCCGGGGAGCAGGTGATGCGGGCTCCTTTGCGCGAATACTTCGCGGTGCTCCAGTTGTGCTGGATCAGCTCGGTGTGATGCGACATCGGGACCACCTCCCACTGCATCGCCACGTCAAACGGGTCCGGGAGCGTGTTCAGGTGCTTGCACAACTTCACCCGGGTCCACAGGTCCACCGGGTAGATGGACGTTCCGACAAGGTGCGTGCCGTCCTGCTTGCGGAGCGGGCCAACGCCGCGCACCGTCTTGTTCACCACGCCCATGCACGGCATCTTCGCGAGGTTGTATTCGTCCTGAAGTTTCTGGACCCAGTCGCGGCACAGCGGAGTGTTGTCGAGCTCGAAGAAATACCAAGCCGCTTCGTTGTAGCTCCGGTCCTCGAACACATGGAGAGCGGTCTCGTTGAAGACGGCGTTCGCGCTGCGCGGCCACCCGCGCTCGTCGGTCGTCTTCAGCTCGCGGGAATACATCTCGCCGCACTGTGCCCCGAGCTCTTCAAGCTCCTTCCTGACCTCGCCCGGGACAGTCTGGCTGAACTCAAGGAGCATCTTGTGCGGTCGTATCCCGCCGAGCTTCACCATGAGGGATAGGAGCGGTTTTGCGAGGTGTTGGTCGGCCTTGGTTACTGGGATGGTGAGTAGCATAAAATTTATTGGGCGGCCCTAATGTAGGCAGCAGCTTTCTCTAGCAGTTCCGGGCTGTCCTTAAACTTGCCGATGGCCGTGTTACACATGTGACAAAGAATCCCCCGGACTTTCCCGGTATCGTGGTCGTGGTCAATCGCCATGCGGACCGTGAGATCAGCCTCTGGCCGCCCGCAAATTGCGCACGCATACCCCTGCTCCCACAGGAGTCGCTCATACCGCTCCTTGCTCATGCCATAGCGAGCGCGTATGTGGGCCTCCCATGCCCGCTCTGGGGCCTTCCCATATTTCCTCCGGGCGTCAGCCCGTTCAAACTCAGGATTCTCCGCGTATTCCCTCCGCGCTTTTTCGTTTAGTTCGCGGCGGTTAGCTGCTACATATCGCCTCCTACGGGCTAAAACCTTTTCAGGAAACCGCTGTGCCCACGCCCTCCCCAGCGCCTTGACCTTCTCTGGGTTGGCGGCAGCATACGCTCGGTTTTTAGCTGTGATCCGGCTCCTGCGAAGCTGGAGCTCCTCTGAGGAAACCCAAAGCTCCCCTCCGGGATACTTCTTGTGGTAAGCCCAGAAAAACAACCCGTCAGAACGAATGTCTCCTCGTCTATGCCGTGCTGGCTGGGCTGTGGTCATTGCATTGATGAAAGTTTATGAACGGCGCTGAACCGGGGTTCTGGCGTGCAAGGTGTAATTACTCCGCTTAAACCGGAAGTCAAGAAAAGTTTTCACCGGATGAGGGAGAGCCCGGCACCGCGACCGATCTTCACGCGCCCGCCACGGTCGTCGATGAGCGCCCGGAAAAGCTCCCTCGCACGGCGTCCGTCGGTCGGGACCCCGCGCACGCGGTCGCGGAACCCGGCCCACTTCTTTTTCTTGAATCCCGAGGCGCGGGCGAGCGTGTCCGGGCGGAACTTGTGCCGCGAACGGCAGAGATCGAAGAGCACGACTGCCGCGTCCGCGATGTCGGGGCTCTTGCCACTCCGGCCTTTCATCTTCCGCTTCGGCTCCACCGAGATCACGGTGGCCCCAGCGAGACCGTTCTGGCCCCGTTCATACCGGCGTGCGGTCAGCTCATTTGCAAGGTCGGGCGAAATACCGCGCACCTGCCCTTGGCTCATGTAGGTCCGCAGCTCGAACCAAAGCTCGGTGACGCGGTTCGCGTAGAGCTCCCGTGCCATCGCCCGGTCCACACCCACACGGCTCTGCGTGGACTTTCCGCCAAACTGGACGCGGTGGACCTCGGGGCTCCATTCGCTGGCGACGATGTCCCCGTATGCCGGGGAGCCGCTCACATCAACCCCGGCGTTCTCCGGCAGGATGCCCCGCAGCTCGCACTCGCGGCGATACTCCCGCGCAATCTGGATATTCCGGGGGACGATCTTGTTCCGCATGTCCTCCGTCAAAACCTCGAACCCAGTGAGGAGCAGGACACCCTTACTCGTGGATTTCTCGATCCCCAACAGCCCAAAGTAGGCGATGCTGCGATCTCCGTCCGTGCTGAACCCCGGGTCGTGCCCGGCCACCGGAATCGGCGCATCCTCCCACTCGACTTGATCTGCCGTGCCGCCGAAATACACAATGTCGGTGTCGCTGAACACCGTCTGGTCCGCACCTTCCGGCGGAAACCACCCGACCCACTGGCGGAAGAACCCGTAGGAATTTTCTCCGAGGAGCTGCTTTGCCTCCTCCAGCCGCTTTGCCGTGGGGAGCCACGGATAGAGCGTGTCATCGCCCTCCAGAATGTTCGGGCTCTTGCGGGCATCGAACCGGATCGCGATCCCATAAACGGTCTCCCACTCGTCGTCCTCGATGCTGATGCTCTTCCACCCGTCCTTCGGCTGGGCGAAGATCCCGTGGGCGTCAAAGTAGCTCGCCGGGTTTCCAAGGCCAATCCCCTGCACGTAGGGGTTCGCCCCGTGCCAGTTCGTGAGCACCGCCTGCATGATCGCCGGGCTCAACTCGGGGAGCTCATCCGCGATCATAAAGAGCCGCTTGTTTTTGATGCCAATAACCTTTCCGGTCGCCTCCTTCTCGCGCTTCTTCTCCCCCGGCACCAGCTCGATCCCCGTCTTCTCGCTGGCTTTAAACCCACTCGCCTCCGCGAGCCGGATGATCCCGAAACTCGTGGCCAGCTTCCCAATGGCAGACACCTCGGCGGGCAGCGCGATCCAGTATTCCTCGATGGACCCCCATATGCGCTTGCGGCTCTCACGCAGCGTGGTGCTGGTGACGAGGACCTTCGTGTTGAGCGGGTCGCAGAGCCAGTTCACGATAGCCCAAACGGCGGCAGTGTCGGTCTTGGATGAGCTCGCGCAACCGCTCACCGAAACAAAGCTGTGCTCGCACCATGCCCGCACCATCCGCTCGCCCCACGGACTCCGCAGGTAGGGCCGCCTGCACCCGACGGGCCACAGGATCGCGACGACATTCCAGAAGTGCTCCTCCTTGCCGAGCCCCCCATCCGCCACCGACAAGCCCTCCCGGAAGCACAGCAACTCGATGTCAAGGTCCGAGGATTTGCCCCAATCGCGCCCATACTTGAAATTTCCGGGTGCCGGGGCCTGCACGACCGCAGC